CCGCCGCCATCCTCGAAGCCGCGCTCCCGACAATGGGCGCCAAAATGTTGAAACCCGATGAGTCGCTCCGTGAACAAGTCGAAGCCGGCAAGCTCCTCGCGAAAATCTCAGGCGCCGACGAGCCCGAAGGTAAAGACAGCTCGGCCGCCGAAAAGTTCTCCATCGTCATCAACCTCGGCGCGGCCGGAGACGGAGGAGCAAAGACAATCGAGGTTGCTGCGTCATCGCCAATCCCAAGCTCGCTACCAACGAACAGCGAAGGGTCGAGCAACGCTTAAACGCTACAGCGCGACCGCGAAGCAGCGCGAGTGCTACCGCCGATACGACTTTTCGCTTAAGGGGTTAGAAAGGCTTCGACGCCACAGTACCTCACCGAAACGTCGAGAGTACATGAGGGCGTACCATGCCAACCGCACCAACAAAGACGCTGCAGGATCAGCTCCGCGACGCGGAAGAGATCATTCGCAAGAAGAACATTGAACTCAACGATAACCGGCGGACGATCAACGATCTCCGGCGTGAACACGACACCGCCGAAAAAATCCGCCAGGAAATCTTCGGGTTGTCGGCACATTCATTACCCCCACCGGAATGGATCAGCGGCAAGGGTACGCGCAACGGTGCGCGCGGCGGCCCGCTCACGGTCTGGTCCGACTTTCATTACGGCGAAGTCGTCGACCCGTCGCAAATCAACGGCGTCAACAAGTTCAACATGGACATCGCGCGCTCGCGCTTCCAGCGCTTGGTCAACACTACGATTGATCTGTGCGAGAACCATATGGGCCGCGCGAACATCAAGTACCCGGGCATCGTGATCTGCCTGGGCGGCGACATGATTGGAGGAGACATCCATGAGGAGCTTCTTGCTACCAACGATCGTACTCCTCATCAGTCTGTCAATGACCTCACTGATCTCCTCGGCGCTGGCATCGAGCAAATGGCATCCAAGTTTGGTCATGTGTTCGTACCTTGCGTGGTCGGCAATCATGGTCGTTCTACTAAGAAAATGCGGATGAAAAAACGTGTCTTCACCAATTACGACTGGTCCATCTACTGCAACCTTGAACGAGACTTCCGGCGGGACAAGCGCATCCGCTTCATGGTCCCGAGTGGACCAGATGCTCGCTTCGATGTTTACGGGCATCGCTATCTTCTCACCCACGGCGACTCCCTCGGCGTCAAAGGCGGCGACGGGATCATCGGTGCCCTCGGACCTATCATGCGAGGAAAACTGCGCCTGCGCGACCAGATGCTCGACATCGGAGCCCAGTTCGACACGGTGATCATGGGTCACTGGCATCAGTACATCACGCTGCCCGGCCTCATCGTGAACAACGCCTTCAAGGGCTACGACGAGTACGCGATGATGCAGCTCCGCGCCAAAGTCTCCCGGCCGTCGCAAGCACTCTGGTTCACCCACCCTGAGCACGGCATCACAGCGCACTGGCAAGTGTACCTCGAAGACCAGATCAAAGTCGCGCGCAGTAACCAGTGGGTATCTTGGGAAGCTGCAGCATGAGTATCAAGTTCGACGCTCCGCCCACTGTCGCGCGCTTCATGAAGAGCGAAGCGTTCGGGCGTATCATCGCCGGGCCTGTGGGCTCCGGCAAGACAACGGGCTGCGTGGTCGAGCTGCTCCGGCGCGCGATCGAGCAGAACCCTGGGGAAAATGGTCTCAGACACACCCGCTTCGCGATCGTGCGTCAGACCCTCAAGCAGTTGAAGGACACCGTCCTCAAGGACTGCCGGACGTGGTTAGACGGCGGACTGGGCGACTGGAAGGTGAGCGACAACACCTTCTACGTCCGCTTCATGGACGTGACGAGCGAGTGGGTGTTCATCCCGCTCGAAGACTACACCGACCAAGCGCGCCTCCTCTCAATGCAGCTGACCGGCGCGTGGATGTCGGAGTGTATCGAGATGGATTTCAGCGTCCTGGCGCCACTCAGCGGTCGTATCGGACGATACCCGAGCGCCGCCGCGGGTACCCCCACGTGGCAGGGGATCATCGCCGACACCAATATGCCGACTGAAATGACGCCGTGGCAAATGTTCATGGAGAACCCACCGCCCAACTGGCAAATCTTCCGTCAGCCGTCGGGCATGGACCCGCCGATCTTCAACGCCGCGGGCGAACAAATCAGCGGTGCCGAGAACCTCAACCACTTGAACGAGACCGACGAGACCCACGCGCTCCCGCTCAACCACCCGCGCCGCATCGCGCAGGGGCGGCGGTATTATGAGCGATTCCTCGAAATGAACGCGGACCAGCCGGACTGGCTCAAGCGCTACGTCTACGCGCAGTATGGCAACGACCCGAGCGGCCGCGCGGTGTTCGCGAACACGTTCAACCCGAGCTTCCACCTCGTCGAAGACACCATGGTGATCCCGGGCTACCCGCTGATCATCGGCCAGGACTTCGGCCGCAACCCGTGGAGCGTGATCTGCCAAGCCGACCACCTCGGACGATTGATCGTCCACGAGGAGGTGCCGGCGCACAACATCGGCCTGGAGAAGCATGTGGTGCAGTCGCTGCGCCCCCGCCTCCTCCACGAGCGGTACTCGATGAACCGCTTCCTGGTGGTCGGTGACCCGAGCGGCGTGGCCAAGGGCAACGTCGCCGAGGAGTCCTGCTTCGACGCGCTCGGGCGGATGGGCCTGCCCTGGCTGCCGGCACCAACCAACGACATCGAGCCGCGGCTGCGGGCGGTCGAGAGCCTGCTCGGGCGGCAGGTGAACGGCGGGCCGATGCTCATGATCAACAAGACCCGAGCCCCGTTCCTCGCGCGAGCGATGTCAGGCGGGTACCGCTTCCTGATCAAGAAGGCCGGGGCGCTCGGCACGGTGCCGGACAAGAACGACAAGGAAGGCTTCTCGCACGTCTCCGACGCGCTCCAGTACGCGGCGCTCATGGTGCACGGCGGACTGCAGAGTACGATCGCGCAGCGGCTGTCACCCCGCCCGCGCTTTACTCCCCGTCATGTGACGTCTGCTGGCTGGACATAGCCTGCAGCCACTTCGCCTTGTCGATGAGCCTCTGCGCGCGTCGCTGCCGCCGTTTCGTTAACCACAGCTGAACGCGCGCTGAGTTATAGATCGAGATCGCGTACCAGATGGACGCGAGGGCCGACGCCAGCGCCGTAAGAACCGGCGGCAAGTATCCGAACCACGACAGTACGATAGCCGTCGTGGAAGCCACGTGGCCCGTCGCGTTAGTGCCCATATCGCCCAGCTGCATGTCACACCCCCAGTTAGGGGGAGTCTCGCACTGGAGCGGTTACGAGAAAATTAAGCGATGGCCAGACGGAACACGTCGACGACACCGGTGTTGACCGGCGGGGGCATGTTCGGCGTGCTAGGAGGCGGAGCAGGGGGAGGAAGAACCGGGGCAGCGATCTGTTGGTTGATGACGCCGATCGCCGTCTTTTTACCTTCAACGTTGAGACAGTAGCCCTTGGACCAGATCGTCTCGATCTCGATCCCGAATGGTCGAAGCTTCTTGCGCAGGTTGCACATGATGACATCGACCATCTTGAGATCGGTCTCGTCGTCCGGATTGCCGCGCTGCTGCTCGATCACGTGATGGAACGTCTCCTTGGAAACTTCGTCTCGCACAATCAGGACGGCAATGAAGCAGGCTTGCAATTGAGTGACGCGAAAAAATCGGATGCACTTCATAACGACGTCGTCGTCCACGAGCCCGCGCTTCTTCTGTGGCGCTACCGCGGTGCGTTGCGATCGAGGCACGCCCGGCGGCCAATCGGACGACGGTGCCTCGCAGATGATCCCCTTGTCGATTGCGTCTTGGATATGTTCGTTGATTTTGTCTCGGGGCTGTCGTGTCGCTCTTGCGATTGCTGCCACCGGTATTCCCTCATCAGCTAACCGAGGGACGAGGTCTTGTAGTGAAACAACAGGAGTAACTCTTAGAGGTTGCGGCATACCCAGCTCCTATGAACCCACCGCGTTTTATAAGCCAGAGGCCCACTTTGCTGTCAAGCAATTGTCACAGTTAACCCATCTTTTTTGCCTCCCGTTTAATCACAGAAGCCGGCCGCGATTTGACTCGCGACCGGCCACACACGCTTGGGGATACATCCACCCTCTCGCGTGATTACGCCGACGGGGCTGGGGGGGTCGGCGCAGCAGGAGTGAGCGCGGCTTCCACCGTGGCACTCTCCGCATCGGTAGCAGTCACCAGCGCACTGATCGCGTCGGCTGCAGCTTGGATCGCCGCGGGATAGCTGTTGGCGATTGCAGTAGCGAGTTGCGCGGAGACATCACTCAGCTTCGCCAGGAGTTGATCCATGTCGGTCTTCAACCGTGCATTGGACGCCTGGAGCTTCGTGACAGAGTCATTGAGGTGAGCGAGTTCGTCGGCCATGAAGGTCACCTTTTCAAGGATGCGACGTGCGAGGTTAAAGAGCGCGTGCTCTTCGTGTCGGGTCATAGCGGCCTCGGCGTCTAGGGTTGCAGTACCCCCCTTATAGCGAGGGTACCTTAACGAATTGCTACGCTACTTCTTACCCCAGAGACCTTGCACGAGAGGTAGTGCAGCACCGAAGCCGAGACCCGCGAGTGTCATCATTGACCCGATGAACGCCCACGACATCGCGTTCTGATGCAGTAGGTTCTCGCTCCGACCATAGAGCAAGCACCACCAGATAACCGCACCGTTGAACGCGAGCACACATACCCCGAGCGCGTAGCGCCATTCCCAGCGCACCGGCTGCTCGGGGGGTACTACCTCGTCGGCCACTTATGTCACCTTGAACCCGAGCACGGGCTGGTTCGCCGTCGTGTTGACAGTGAACGACGCACCCTCGGCGAATGTGGGCATGTTGTTCGAGAATGCGTCCGCGAACGAAATCCCAACAGCGATGAGCGCGTTGTTTGCCGGAGCTCCGCCCCACACCGGAAACGCTTGCGAGGTACCGCCCATCGCTACCATCGTCGGCAGCGTGCCGGTGAACTTGGTGCCGTACCAGTAGAACCCCGACGGCAGGGTAACGGAGGGACTGACCGCGACCTCGACGTTGGTCGAGCTGCCGGTCGTCGCCTGCCCGGTGTTGTCGACGATCAGCGGCGCCCCGAGCGGACGGTTCGAGACGCTACTGTTCGCCCACACCGCGCTCTTCATGGAGGAGCCCGCACCGCCGGTACCCGTGCGCGCGAGCAACGCCGCGATCGACACGGCAAATGGCAGGAACATCAGGTTGAAGTAGATCGTGTCGACAGCACCGACCGCGACGGTCGTGGTCACCAGCGAGCCGTGGTTCCCGACGTAGTACCGCCCCGAGATGTACCCCGGGTGCGGCCCATAGTTCATGAGCACCACTTTCTTCAACACGTGGTTCGGATCGAGTTGCGTCGCGATGACGCTTGCAAAATCAGGCATGGGCCCCACCCCTCGTCGTTACCGCCACGGTAACGACGAGCACACTAGAGCCCAGCCGCCTAACAAGGTCTTAAGGTCGCGGGTCTAGCTCGCCGCCGCGATATTTTAGGATCATTCGCTCACGGAATTTCGCGGAGTGGCGGCACCATACAGAATGCCAGTAGTGACCCCCGCAATCACGGCAGCCGAGACCGGGCCACACCTGCCACCAGTGCACGTCCGGCAGCACGTCTTCTTTCTCGTTCATTGGAGCGCCTTTCGGGCTTTGAGAGTTTGGAACTCGATCCATGCCGCCTCGAACTGCTCGTCCGTCCAGTCGGGTCGGAGGCGCCGGCAGACGTCCCGCCACTCGATCTTGTCGAACTCGGTGAGCTTCATGGGGTCGGGCTCCTGGTCTCTACTCGACTTCGCGTCTCAGTTCTGACTGGCTTTGCCGGTGCGGCGACTTAGCCCCGTGAGGGGTCCCCATTATGTCAACAGAAACCGTAGGACGCTCACAGCTACCAACAAGACCGCGATGGTGAGGGTCACTCGGACTTCGTTCAAGATGCTACGCTCCTCGATGCGTACTAAGAGAGAGTAAAGCGGTTCACCTTGTAACCTTGTAAGGCTTAACTAGTCATTAACCTTTTGAAAAATTGGGCTACATATTTCCAAGGGAGGTCTCGCGAAGCGAGACAGGCCGGGGGGCCTGTCCAGCGTAGGGGGGAGGGGGGAGCCGCTCGGAGCGTCGAGCGGCTCTAGCCGGCGTCAGTCGTCGTCGCGCTCGTCATCCCATTCGGGCGCCCAGACATGCACATAGTCGGACCAGTGCGGGCCGTCCAAGTTGTCGGGGAACATGGTGCACTCCACATAGCCGTCAACGACCATGTCGACGCGGCCGTCGGGGCGGGTGAGCATCTCGACCATATCGCATCTCCTACGGTGAAAGGGTGGAAGGGTGGAAGGGTGGAAAGGTGACCCCCTTGCCGGGGTCACCTTTGCGCCGTCGGGCATTAGTTCAGGGCGAACGACCCCGCCTTCGCTGGCGCGTCGGCCTTGCGGCTCAGTTCCTTTTCATTGGCCTTGAGGAATTCCAGGATTTTGGGTGCAGCATTGAGCACTTGCAACCATTCGTCATAGTACAGCGAGATGGGAAACCGGCGCAAGCCATTGAGTTGCGCGCACTTTTTCTCTTTCGAGACCGTCATCGTCAGGGTCGCCATGGTCATTTCTCCTCGTTTGGCCGGGTGGTTCCGGTACCCTTGCCGCGTCGGGCAACGGCCGCACTTCTGAGTTGTAGTGCTGGGGGACAGGCGTTTCGTGCTCTTTATATGCGATTTTTTGACGGCTCACCTTGCCACCTTGCAACTAGGAGACGCGAACTCAGGATTTCACGGTTGTACACAACCGCGTTCCACACCTGTTCTCTTTATGTACAAGTTGTAATGATATAAACACCGGCTCGGGAGCGTGTTAAATTCCTGTATGTCGTTCGGGGGTTTAGCGGAGCTTCGAGCATAAAAGGGTAAAAACTTGCATTTTCGACACCAGGAGCTACACGGAGTTCAATAGAACCTGGATACCTTGCTGCACGGCACAAAGGCAGCCTAGCCTTACAAGGTTTCAAGGTAGCGAGGAAACTGGCCAAACATTAATTAACTAATATAAACAAGGGCTTATATATACTGTGTGTCGAGAACAAACCATAAACACGCCCCCCAGGCCCCCCGCTTTACCTTTCCTTAAGGGTGAAGACCGGGCCCGCTCTCGTGCAGGCCCTACTGTCCAAAACGCACTCTAATTTCATAAATAATTTGTTAAGGCGTATCGCTATGAGGTAATTTCGAGGGTACTCAACTCGCGGCTGTGGAGCATGTATCATTTTGGCACACATTGCGAGGCTGAATAAAAGCCTACCTTGAAACTGGCCCAACATGAAAAAATACATCAATGTTATCAATGAACGGTAGGAAGGCAATCCCCTGGCTCGATCCATACTAGGATACAAGTCGTACAGCTCTATAGATGGCGCGCTCGACGCGCCGATGCCGTGGTCCGCCGCGGACAGAACCCCCAAAGGGGCGGCACGGCGACCACTCAGGCCCGGCAACGATCGCCCCCCGCGTTGCCGGGCCTTCCGTTACCGCCACGGTAACGGCGCGCGGCAAGGCGCGAGGCGGAGCGCGTTCAGCATGCTGAACGCCAGAGCGGCGGGCGAGGAGAGTTCCCATGAGAGTCCACAAGTCGATCACGGCGGCGCGCGTCTGCAACGCAGTCGAGCGCTCCTACAGCACCCTGGACAACCCGGGCTTCTGCATCGCCTGTGGCCGCAAGCAAGGTGGCTGCGAGCCGGATGCCCGAGGCTACAAGTGCGAGAGCTGCGGCGAGCCGAAGGTCTACGGCGCCGAAGAGCTCATGATGACCATGGCGCTGTGAGGAGGGCTGAGCATGTCCAAGACATTCCACCACGGCAAGCGCGCCACGCCTGACAAGGTGGCAAGGTTGGCCGAGCGTGAGATCGAGCGAGAGATCGCTCACGCTGAAAAACTCGTTTACCTTTCGCCGGCGGCGCAGTATCCGCTCCCCAGTGAACCTGTGCGTAGCCACGACGGCATTCGCCGTGGTTATGCCAACTGGGGGAAGCGCTGATGAGCTACCTGCAACTCACGGCGGCCGAGACCAGCGTCCTGCAGCACACAGAGAACCTGCAGAACGCGCAGTACAAGCTTGGCATTGCTCGCGCCCACGGCGACAAGCACGCTATCATGATCTGGGAGAGCGAGGTGAAGCGCTATCTCAGCTTCATCCACAATGCGCGACAGCAAGTCAAGGCTGATCGTGCTGCTCGCGATCGTCAGTGGCGCCCGGCAGCGCTGAGGTTCTGATGAAAGCGTTCGCATACTTCTACCTGACCCAGGCGCTGGTTGGCGCCTCGGTTGGGTTCACAGTTCCCTGGCTGCAACATTGGGGAGTGATCTGATGAAGCTTACAGAGTTGATCGGTGCCAAGGTCACAGACGCTACTCTGACCATAGTGGCCGACGAGCCAGAGCTTGAACTCAAGTTCGACAATGGCCGCGTGCTGCAAGTCTTCTCCAACGGTGGTTGGGAGGACGGCGGCGGTGGCGCAGAGTTTCAGCTCAACGGGACCGTGATTGAGGTGGAGGAATGATGAAGCTCGTTCTAGCGATCTACTGGGCAGGGCGCCTGCTCACGGTGGTCCCCATGACCATACAGAGCGAGGAGTACTGTACCTCGCTCGCTGCAGACCTGAACGCCGAGGACGTCACAGACATGCGCTACAAGTGCGAGTGGCGCTACGAGGAGG